TATGCCCATCCACCAGATGAACCGGGCGGACATTGAGTATCTTTACAGGTATTACAAGGGAGACCAGCCCATTTTGGGCAGGGTAAAGGACGTCAGGCCAGAAATCAACAACAAGATCGTTGTGAACCGGGCGAACGAGATTGTTTCGTTCAAGGTCGGGTATCTTCTGGGTGAGCCTGTGCAGTACGTCAGCAGGGGGAACGATGAATCCGTCGCTGAGGGCGTGTCCAAGCTCAACGATTATGCGCTTTCGGAAGACAAGGCCGCCAAGGACAAGGAGCTGGCGGACTGGTTCCATATTTGCGGCACGTCTTACCGCATGATTCTGCCGGACAGAATGGCGGACGTGGAGGAAGATGAATCGCCGTTTGAGATTTTTACACTGGACCCGCGCAACACCTTTGTGGTGTACTCCAGCGGCTTAGGCCACCGGCCCATTTTGGGCGTGACGTATGTGCAGAAAGAGGACAACACCGTTGTTTTCTGCTGCTATTCCGAGGATACGTATTTCGAGGTAACGGAAACCTGGGATGTGAAAGCGGAGCCACAGATATTGGGCATCCCAATTATCGAATACCCATCCAATGAAGCCCGGTTGGGCGCTTTTGAGATTGTGCTCCCCCTTCTGGACGCTATCAACAACGTTCAATCCAACCGCATGGACGGCGTAGAACAGTTTGTCCAGGCGCTGATGCTGTTCCACAACGTGGACATTTCGTCCGAAGATTACAAGAATCTGAGGGCAGAAGGCGCCATTAAGTTCAAGGACATTGACGCGACGCTCAAGGCTGACGTTGGGTACCTGACGGCGGAACTGAACCAGACGCAGACCCAGACCCTGACGGATGACATGTACGACACCGTTCTGACAATTTGCGGAATGCCGAACCGGAATGGAGGATCCTCAACCAGTGACACCGGGTCTGCGGTCATTATGCGCGACGGATGGTCGTCGGCAGAGGCGCGGGCAAAGGATTCCGAACAGATGTTCAAACGGTCCGAAAAGCAGTTTCTGAAAATCGCTATCAAAATCTGCAATAATCTGCGGGCACTTTCGCTGAAAATGTCCGCCCTGGAAATTCGGTTTACGCGCCGAAACTACGAAAATATCAGCGAAAAGGCCAGTGTTTTGGTAGCCATGCTGAACAACGGGAAAATTGCCCCCCAACTGGCATTTACGCACTGCGGCATGTTCTCCGATCCTCAGCTTGCGTACAAAATTAGCGCGGAATATGCCGAAAAGCAAGAAGAAAAGCAAGAAGAAAAGCAAGAAGAAAAGAAACTATCGACAGGGAAGTCGTTAAAACGCAACGGGGAGACAACCTCGGAAAAAACAGAAAACGGTGCGGAGGGAACCGCCGAAAAAACGCAGGAGGTATCAACATGAAAATCGACACCAGCAGAATCGAAGGTTACGCAGATATGTCCACCGAGGACAAGCTCAAGGCCCTGGAGGGATTCGAGTATGAGGACAATGCCGCAGAGCTTTCTCGGCAGAAGAACGCTATTTCCAAGGCAAACTCCGACGCCGCCCAGTGGAAAAAGAAGTACAACGACATGCTTTCCGAGGACGAGCGCAAGAAGCAGGAGCAAGCCGATAGCATTGCCGCAATGCAGAAAGAGCTTGACGAGCTGAGAACGGCAAAGACCGTTTCTGAGTACAAGGCCAAGTTCGTGGCGCAGGGCTATGCAGAGGACCTGGCAGATGACACTGCCAAAGCTCTGGCGGCTGGTGATTCCGCAAAGGTTTTTGCGAACCAGCAGAAGTTCCTGGACGAGTATGCCAAGAAGGTAAAGTCCGACATCCTCAAGGGCACTCCCGCGCCGCACGGCGGTGCCGGTCCCGTTGGAGTTGATTACGACAAGAAGATCGAGGAGGCGCGTGCAAGCAAGAACTATGCGGAAATCGCTTATTACACGCGCCTGAAGGCACAGGAAGAATCCGCAAATAACAAATAAAAGGAGTTAAGACATGGCAGATACTTTTGCTACCAGCTTTGCAACGCTGAACTATTCCGGCATGCTCTTTAACAAGGGCAATACCAAGACCCCCCTGAGTTCCATTATCGGTTCCCGGGCTAAGGTGACGAACCACGTAGAGTTTGTTACCGGCCAGGAGTACACCACCGGCGGCGGAGAACAGCCCGCTATCTCCGAGTCTGCGTCTTTGACCGCCCCCGATGCTTCCATTGTGACCCGGGAGCAGCAAACAAACGTTACCCAGATTTTCCATGAGGCTGTCGGCATCTCCTATGCCAAACAGTCCAATATGGGCACCCTGTCTGGCCTGAACGTGGCTGGTCAACAGGCAAACCCCATTAATGAACTGGACTTCCAGGTGGCCGCTAAGATGCAGAAGATCAACCGCGACATTGAATACACGTTCATCAACGGCGTGTACAACAAGGCCACCGATGACACCAAGATCAACAAGACCCGTGGACTTGTCGCCGCAGTCACCACAAACGTCACGGCCATGGCCAGCAAGCCTCTGGGCCTGTGGGAAATCGCCGACATGGTGAAAAAGATCTATGGCCAGAACGCTCCCACCGATGGTCTTTGCCTGTGGTGTGACGCTGTGACCATGTTCCAGATCAACGCAGACGCTGTTCAGAATGGCCTGACCGTGGTTCCTGCTTCGCGTGAAATCAACGGTATTTCCCTCTCCAGCGTGGTTACTCCCCTGGGCGTGGTGTACCTGTACCTCGGCGAGTGCCTGCCCGCTGGCACCGCTCTGCTGCTGAACCTGGACGTTATCTCCCCCGTGTTCCAGCCTGTGCCCGGCAAGGGTAACTTCTTCCTGGAGCAGCTGGCAAAGACCGGCGCGGGCGAGAAGTATCAGCTGTTCGGTCAGATCGGTCTCGACCATGGTCCTGAGTGGTATCACGGCAAGTTTACCGGCATTGCCACCACCTTCACAAAGCCCACCTACAGCCGCAGCGTGTTCATCGCCAACGACGCCAGCAATCCCGTTAACACCAAAGCTGTCACCGGCTAATCTGGGGGTATGAGATGCGCGACGAAGAAAAACTGGCCATGTTGGGAGACATGACCGGAGAGACAAGCGAATCGATTCTCTCTGCGTATCTGAATATTGCGGCCAGCAAAATTCTCCGCAGAGCGTTTCCGTTCGGGACAGATGCTACTGCTGTCCCCGCATGCTATGAGATCAACCAAATCGAAATCGCCGCATATCTCATCAACAAGCGCGGGGCAGAAGGAGAAACGGCGCATAGCGAAAATGGCGTTTCCAGGTCTTATGAGGGTGGCGACGTGCCGCCTTCTCTTATGCGAGAAATCGTGCCGTTTGCGGCCACCATGTGAGGCGCAAGAATGAAAATCATGCACCGAAACAAAAGGCCGTTTTGGTATCTTTTGTACCAAGGGACAGAACTGGGGAAGGACGCTGGTGGCTACGAAACCGGCGAAAAAAACGTGAAATATGGGGACCCGGTGAAAATGGAAGCCAATATCTCCCCGGCTGCTGGGTATGCTCAGATTCAGCAGTTTGGGCAGTTTATCTCCTATGACAAGGTGATTATCACAGATGATATGACCTGCCCCATCGACGAAAATACAGTACTTTTTATTGACAAAAAGCCGGAATACAAAGACGGAAGGCCGCTTTATGACTACGTTGTAAAGCAAATTGCCAAGTCTCTGAATTTGGTTTCCATCGCCGTCAGCAAGGTGAATGTGTCGTGAAAAGGATTGTAAAGACGGCGCTGTCCGCTGCGGGCATTCAACGAATGATTGACGTAGTCGAGGATTACCGGACATGGCTAGAGGACCGGGCGAATGTGCTTCTCCGAGAGCTTTCTTCCATGGGGTATGATATCGCATCCGCAAAATTTGAGTCTGCCGTATACGACGGGACAAACGACGCGAATGTAAAAATCGAAGAACAAGACGGACGCACGGCGGCGGTAGTAGCTTTCGGTGCGTCCGTCCTGTTTATTGAATTCGGCACTGGCGTTATGTACCCGGACAACCACCCGGAAGCCGCGCGAAACGGCATGGTTCGCGGTGCTTACGGAAAGGGTCACGGCAAGCAAAGGACGTGGGGCTACTACGGGGACCCCGGAACAAACGGAGTTGAGAAAACGAACCCAAAAACCGGAAATACGGTGGTTCTTACTCACGGCAACCCGGCCAACATGTCTATGTACGACACGGTAAAGGAGCTTTCAGACAGGCTTCCAGCCCTGGTCAAGGAGGTGTTCCGATGATTGACATCGAAAGCAAGGTGTATACGCCAATCGCGGAACAACTCCGCGAGAAATACCCGGGTATTGACGTGGCCGGGGAGTATATCAATGCGCCCCCCAAATTCCCACATGCCAGCATTGTGGAGCAGGACAATTACACCGCCGCAAATCGTTTAGATTCATCCGAAAGCGAGAGATATTCCGTACTGATGTACGAGGTAAACGTCTACTCCAACAAAACTGGCGGGAAAAAGAGTGAATGCCGTTCCATCATGGCAGACATCGACAGGATGATGTATGCGCGTAACTTCACAAGGATTTCCATGTCCCCGGTCCCGAACATGGGAAACGCTTCTATCTACCGTCTTGTTGCCAGATACAGGGCGGAAACAAACGGGGCCACTATTTTCAGACGATAACAGAAAGGAATGATGACCTATCGCTATCTCTACCTACAAGGTTTTCCTGATGCATAAAGATACCAGCGCCGCTTCGTGGTCGAAGCTGATCGACATCAAAGAGTTCCCCGATCTGGGTGGCGACCCCGACATGCTGGAAACCACCACGCTTTCCGACAAGATGCAGACCTTCATCGCGGGCATCCAGTCCATGGACGGCCTGTCCTTCACCGCCAACTACACCTTGACCGATTATAAGGCGCTTAAGGCGCTGGAGGGCAAGCAAGAGGATTACGCCGTATGGTTCGGCGGCACTGAAAGTGCGGGAACGCTGACTCCTTCCGGTTCCGACGGCAAGTTCAGTTTTAAGGGCGAGTTGTCCGTGTACCCCACTGGAGGCGGTGTCAACGAAGTTGTGGGCATGGCTATCACCATCGCCCCCTCGACCGTAATCAACCTGGAGAACGAATAAGGAGGAAACAGAATATGGCAAAGACGCTTACTGTTAAGGACCCCGTGACTGGCATTGCGTACACCCTGGAATATACCCGCAAGACCGTGGAGCTGATGGAGAAAGAAGGGTTTGTTGCGACCGAAGTCGAAAGCAAGCCCATGACCAGTCTCCCCGCGCTGTTTGCTGGAGCTTTTAAGGCTCATCATCGGTTTGTTAACCGCGATGTGATCGACAAGATTTACGCGGGCATGCCCAAGAAGGACGAACTGATCGGCAAACTGGTTGAGATGTACAACGACCCCATCATCGCCCTGCTGGACGAGCCTGCGGAAAGCGAGGAAAACCCTACCTGGACGGCGAACTGGTAAACGAGTCGCCGTCGAATAAAGCGGGGGAGCCAATCCCCCGCTATTCCGATAAATTCTATGAGCTGTTTCCATATTATCTGGCCATTGGTATGACCTATAGCCAGTACTGGGACGAGGACTGCGAACTGGTCAAATATTACAGGGAAGCAGCGAAGATTAAACGCGATTTGACAAATCAAACCGCATGGCTGCACGGTGCATACATTTATGAAGCCGTGGCGGACTTAGCACCCATTCTCCGCATGGGCGGCAAGAAAGGTACCAGGCCAAAGCCGTACCGTGATTCCCCATACGACCTGTATGCACAGAGCGAAAAGCCCAAAAAACAGGAGCAAGGCGACAAGAAGGCGCGGTCCGTCATGGAGATGTTTATGATCGCGAACAACAAACGATTCGAGCAGGGAGGTGGCAAGAATGGCGGATAATGTGGAAATCCAGGGTATTGAGTTTCAAATTAAGGAAAACAGCGACAGCGCCGTAGCGTCCCTGGAAAAGCTGCAAAATACCCTGGTTCGTCTGAAAACGGCCACATCCGGGGGCGTGTCGGCTCTGCGCACTACTGCCAGGCAGTTGGACTCCCTGAACAAGGCTCTGGAGAACACCAGCGCAGATAAAATTCAGAAGATTCGGTCCTTGACCAGCGGGCTGAAAAGTCTGAGTGAGGTCAGCACCGTCAAAATCTCCAGTTCCGTGCCGAACCAAATCGCCGCACTTTCTACGGCGCTGAGCCAAATCAAGACAACGGACGGCGATAAGTTGATTGCCCTTGCAGACGGTATGCGCCCGCTTTCCGAACTGGGCCGTTCCCGTCTCACATCGTTTATTAGCCAACTCAGCAAACTCCCGGAGGTTATGCATGAGCTTGATGCGGCGGACTTAAATAAGTTTAACCGCCAAATGAAAGAGCTTGCGGCGGCGATTCGTCCGTTGTCTGACGAGATGCAGCGGCTCGGAACGGGATTTGCTGCGCTACCCGCCAGACTCCAGCGGGCCATTACGATGGTAAACCAGTACAACACCGCCGTGCAGCGCGGGACGCGCAGAACGAGCATGTTCGGCAGAGCTGCGGGCATGATTCGGTTCGGGATTTTGTATGCTGGGCTGCGGCGCGTGGTGGGACTTATCGGAACGGCTATCACGGAATCCAACAAGTACCAAGAGGACCTGAACCTGTTCAGCGTCGCGCTGGGTAAATACGCAAAGGAAGCGCAGAACTACGCAGAAAAAGTATCTTCTGTGATGGGCATCGACCCGGCGCAGTGGATGCGGAACCAGGGCGTGTTCCAAACACTTTTGACCGGATTTGGCGATACAGAAGACCGGGCATACACCATGAGCAAAAATTTGACACAATTGGGCTATGACCTGTCCTCTTTCTTCAATATCTCTATTGAGGACTCCATGCAGAAGCTGCAATCCGGCATTGCAGGCGAACTGGAGCCCCTGCGAAGATTGGGCTATGACCTGTCTGTTGCGCGATTGCAGCAGGAAGCACTGAATCTTGGTATTACCAAGAGCGTTTCCGCCATGAATCAGGCGGAAAAAGCAGAATTGCGGTACTACGCTATTATGACACAGGTGACGACCGCACAGGGCGACATGGCCCGAACCCTGGAAGCTCCTGCGAACCAGCTGCGTGTGCTTAGAGCAGAAATCACTCAGGTGTCCCGTGCAATCGGCAATCTGTTTATCCCGATTCTGACCAAGGCTCTGCCTTATGTCATTGCATTTCTGCAAATTGTCCGCGAGTTAGCGAACGCGCTGGCTAAACTGTTCGGGTTTGAGCTTACGGACGTTGACTGGGATGGCGTGAATCGTGGAGCTGTTGCCGCTGGGGAACTTTCGGACAACATGGATGCAGCGGTAGATGCTGCCAAGGAGTTTAAGCGCTACACCATGGGCTTTGACGAGTTGAACATCCTGCCTTCCAACACGGGTTCTTCAGGCAAAACGGATACTGGCATTACCGGCTCTGGTGGACTCGGGATTAATTTGCCCGAGTACAACTTCCTGGCCGGGTCTGTTCAAAGCAAGGTTTCTGAGATCAAACAGACAATCGAAGACAACATTGCAGAAATCAAAGCCACATTAGGCGCGGCCGATTTTGTTATTGGCGCGATTCTCGCTTTTACCGGGATTAACGTGCCCGCCGGAATCGCCATGATGGCAAGTGGCCTTGCTTTGATGATTTCCGGTAACGAAAATAACCCGGACGCCGTGAAAAATGTTTTGGATAGCGCTATCGCAAACATCGACCTTGTAAGCGGAACTGCGGCGTTGGTCATCGGCGCAATCCTTGCATTTTCCGGGGCAAATATTCCCATCGGAATCGGCCTTATGGCATTTGGCGCAACGGAACTGATTGCGTCTCAAACCCTGACGTGGGATAAACTGTCGGAAGATGTCCGACAAATCATCGGCGGTCTGGTCACATTCGTTGCATTGGGCGCACTGGCGGTAGGCGCTATTTTGGCCTTCTCCGGGGCGAATATCCCGCTGGGCATCGCCTTGATGGTGGCTGGTGCGTTCGTGCTGGCCACAGCAATTGTTCCAAAGTGGAACGAAATGCCTGATTCCGTGAAAAAAACAATCACCACCGTTATGGTGATACTTGGTGCCGCGCAGTTGGTACTCGGCGCGTTGCTTACGTTTACCGGAGTAAACATCCCTATGGGCATTGCTCTGATGGTAATCGGAGCGGCAAGCCTCGCGACAGCTGCGGCGCTGAACTGGGACGCCGTTTCGAAGTTCCTGAAAAAATCAATTTCCTATATTGCTGGTATTGTTGGCGGAGCGCTTATGGTTCTCGGCGTTTTGCTGCTTCTGTCTGGTGTGGGAATTGGACTCGGCCTTGCCGTGCTTGCCGCCGGGCTTGCATCGTCTCACGCCGCATGGAAGCTGGACGACAACCCTATTACCCGATTTGTAAAGAAGATGGCCAACGGGATTATCTCTATCGTCAATGTCGTGATTGACGCGGTGAATGAGATGTTCCACCTGGACTTCAAGGGTCTGAAAATCGGTGGCGTTCAGATCATACCGGCTTTTAATAAGCGATTGGTAAACATCCCGAAGATCAAACAGTTCGCCGAGGGCGGTTTTCCCAACGAGGGACAGTTGTTTGTCGCCCGTGAAGCTGGCGCGGAGATGGTGGGCAACATAGGCAGACGCACTGCCGTTGCAAACAATGACCAAATCGTCTCCGCCGTGTCCGATGGCGTGTACCGCGCTGTAATGTCGGCTATGTCCAATAAGGATGGAGTGTCCGGGGATATTAACATTACTATCAATATGGACGGCGACGTGGTGTATCGCAACGTCGTAAAGAAGAACAAAGAGGTGGTCCGGGCAACCGGCAAATCTCCTCTGTTCGCGTAAGGAGGGCACATGGCAATCATCACGGTAAAAAAGAAAGACGAGACCACTGTGCCGCTCCCTGACCCCAAATCTTTTTCCTGGGGCTTGCAGGACGTAGATGCAGACGGTTCCGGAAGGAACCAGAATGGTGATGCGTTCCGCGACAGGGTAGCCAGGAAACGAAAGTGGACCATGGAATGGCCCCCTTTGACTGCTGAACAATGCTCCACAATCCTGAAAGCCGTCACGGACGTATTTTTCCAGGCGACAGGGCCAGACGCGGAGGACGGCACGAACCGCACCATGACGTGCTATGTGGGCAACCGGACTACGCCCATGTATTCTTGTATCGATGGAGAATGGAGATGGGAAAGTCTGTCCATGAACTTCGTGGAGAGGTGAGTTTATGTACAATGTCTCCACCGCGTTCCACACCGCATTTGCGGATTATGGCCGTGAGATCAAGGCCAAGGTAATTTTCAACGGGCAGACAGAGTTTGACGGGATCTACGTTCAGGAAATCACCGCCACCCCGGCGTTTGATTCTTCAGACGGCATTTCCGTCGGCTCTGCCTGTTCCGGGCGGTGCAAAATCCGCATTTTTAAGCCGGATGAGCCGTTGCAATTGTCCGGCGGGTACTTTGTGCCGTATATTGGCATCTACGTTCCTGGCGGTGATACAGGCACAACAGCCATCGCCGGTCAGGCTGTGGCCGGTAAGGCAATCGCCGGTGTAAGCACCGCAGCGTCTGGGGTGGAATATGTACCTCTGGGCCGATACTACATCCCCGCAGACGGCGTAGAAAATTTGGTGTATGGCTGGGAAATCACCGGCTATGACCAGATGGCATCCTTGACGGAGCAATACACCCCGCAAATTGAGTTCCCCGCCACACCAGACGCTATGCTGACGGACTTGTGTGCGCAAAGCGGCCTGACTCCCCCAACAGTGATTTTCCCGGATATGGCAATCGAGTCTGTGTTTGGGGGGACCATCCGACAGCAGCTGGGGTGGCTGGCTGGACTGTGCGGACAGTCCGCGCACTTCGACAGAGACGGCAATCTGGTGTTCAAGTGGTACTCAAAAACCACCTTCCAGGTTAGCCGGGAGCAGCAGTACATGTCCGGCCTGACCCGCACGGCAGACGGTCTGTACACGGTATCCAGTCTCACCACCGGGACGGAAGATGAACCCATTACATCCGGCACCGGCCTGGGGATTACGTCCACAAACCCCTACATGAATCAGGCCGTTGCAGACCTGATTCAGCCGGAGGTAGAGATATCTTTCCAGCCCTGCGACGTAAAATGGCGCTGCGACCCGTCTGTTGAGGTGGGCGACGTTATCCAAGTGGAGGGCGACACCGGCGAATGGCTTGACGTGTGTGTTATGGAGCAGGAAATCCACCTGTACGGTGGCCTGTCCTCTACGATGCACAGTTACGCCCCGCAGGACGCGGGTTATGCCATGGAAAGCCCCACAGAGCAGCGCATTAAGCGGGCTTATGAGGGCCTTACCAAGGCCATGCAGAACGCCACACAGAAGATCATCGGGGCAAAGGGCGGGTATTACGAGCTGACTCTGGACGAACAGGGTTTTCCCATCGGCTGGACTTTGCGAGATACGCCCACCATTACGCCCAATACCCGGATGTGGATTATGTCCACCGGCGGGCTGGGATTCTCCAAGGACGGCGGAAATACCATTTCCGGTGTCGCCTTGACCATGGACGGCGAGATCAACGCAAATGTCATCACCGCCGGGCAAATGTCCGCAGAAAGAGTCACCGTCAACGGCCAGACGCTTTCGGATTTCATCGAGGCGGGGATTGACGATGACGGCCATCCGGTATTGCGTATCGGCTCCTCTGCATCGGAGATCGTTCTGAAGGAATACAACGACAAAATCGGATTCTACGATACGGCTGGTACGTTGCTGGCGTACTGGAACAACAACAGTTTTGAACTGGTGGAACTGAGCAAGTTCCGGCTGGGACCCATGGGCATTGTCGTACAGCCTAACGGGTCCGTGTCTTTTGTGGGGGTGAGTTAATGGCAAGCATTTACGGCGCAAAATCTTCCACCGGCTGGCAATTGCGGCTGGATTACAGCGTATCCCAGAGCATCGCGGACAACAAGTCCACACTGGCCCTGACGCTGTACATCTATGACGGCACCGGCGAGAGCTACAACCTGGATGCCAATAGTTGCTATTACACTCTGCAAGGCACCAAAGTGTATAACCCGTACCGGTACAATTCCAGGGGCTGGTACAAGCTGGGCAGCAAGTCCATCACCGTGGCTCATAACAATATGGGCAAGGGGTCTGTGGTGCTTTCTGCGGACTGGCACAGCGGGTTTACGTCATCCTACACGCCGCCGAGCCTGACGGTTTCCGGCACGGTCAATCTCCCGGATATCCCCCGGGCATCATCCGTGTCGGCATCCGGGCTTGTGCTGGGTTCTGCCGGTACACTTGCAGTGACCCGGGCCGTGAGCACTTTTACGCACACAATCAAACTCAAGTGCGGTTCTGCGGCACAGGTAACTTTGGTGACAAAATCCAGCGCCACATCCATTCCGTACACGCCGCCCTTGGATTGGGCCGCGCAGAATACGTCTGGAATCTCCGTAAACATTACGGCGGAAATTACCACCTACAACGGGGACGCCGTGGTGGGCACCAATACGACCACACTGACGGCCTCCATCCCCGCATCGGTAAAACCCACCCTGTCCGTGAGTCTGTCCGACACCTCAGGATATCAGCCCACATACGGCTGGGTGCAGGGCAAGAGCACTCTGAAAGCCACGTTTTCCGCTACTGGGTCTTACGGCAGTACCATCAATGCCAAGTCTTTGACTATCGGCGGGAAAGCCGCCAGCCCGGACGGGGCGAACGCCCTTACAGGCAGCGGCACAATGGCCGTTGTAGCCACCGTCACGGACAGCAGAGGGCGCACGGCATCCGTTACCCAGAACATCACCGTAAACGCGTACAGCGGACCAGTGGTCCAGGATTTGACCTTTGTGCGCGGCTCTTATACGGGAAGCGTGTGGACGGACAACGCCATGGGCGATGATATCAAACTGACGTTTACGCTATCCATCCAGCTGGCCGGGAATAAAGCCACCGTGGAGATCACCGGAGCCAGCAATCTAACCGGGCAGACATCCGGGGCGAAAACGGTGTACCTGGTGGATTACGGCACCGACTCCACCGGCGTTGTGCAGGTCAAAGCGACCGATGCACTGGGCGGTACGGTGACCCGGGAAATTACCATTCCCACCGTTGCCGTGCCAATGAACATGAACTTTGATTTGCAGGCAATCTGCTTCGGCGGTGTGGCAGAAAAGGGAAAAACAGTGGAATTTAAGTGGCCCATCCATTACATGGGCACTGCCCTCCTTGACCTCATCCACCCGGTTGGCAGCATCTTCCAGTCCACGGACGCCACCTCCCCGGCGGAGCTATTCGGCGGGACGTGGGAGCAGATCAAGGACGTGTTTCTGCTGGCGGCTGGTGATTCTCACGAAGCGGGGACTACCGGCGGCGAGGAGACCCACACGCTGACCAAAGCGGAAATCCCGGACCACACCCACACCCTGAAATACACCGGTCAGAGCGTAACGGAGGGCGTGAATGCCATCCGGCTGTACCAGGCCGCAAGCACCCAGTACAACGAGTATTCCGGCGGTCAGTCCTCCGATTGCGGCGGCCAGGCCCACAACAACATGCCGCCGTACCTGGCCGTGTACACATGGCGCAGGACGGCATAAGGAGGGAGTATATGCCCGAAATTAAAATCAAAGTCCGCGACAAGTGCGCTGAGGGCGAAGGCGTGATTATCTGCAACAACAGCGACTACACGGTGGTGTGGGACCTGGACGGGGAATGGACGCCTTACGACACCAAGACCATGCGAGTGAACCTGGCGGACGGAAGCTACCAGGACGTAGTGTTTTCTGGCGATTCTGCGCCCCTGCCGGTGCTGACTGCTTCCGGCTGGGTGTCTGTGGGCTTGTATGCCGGAGATATCCACACGTCCCGGGCGGCCCGGCTTCTGGCGCTGTCCTCCGTGCTCACTTCCGGAGGTTCCCCTGCCTCCCCAGCGGAGGACGTATATGCGCAGATCATGGCCAAACTCAACGAGCTTTCTACCGTCTCCCCGGAGGATATCGCCAAAGCCGTGGAGGATTACCTGGCGGAACACCCGGCGGCCTCTGCGTCCATGCGGGTGGAGGGCGGCTATATCCAGTTCTCCGGCGATGGGAAAACCTGGGAAAACGTGATCGCGCTGGCCGATCTCAAGGGCGCACCGGGCGAGAACGGAGCACCCGGTAAACCGGGCGCTGACGGCCTAACCCCACATATCGGCGAGAACGGCAACTGGTATCTGGGCGACGAGGACACCGGCAAGCCCTCACGCGGCGCACCCGGCGCAAAAGGCGACCCCGGCAAGGATGGTGCGGGGATGGACGTCACCGGTGCAACCGTCGGCCAAATCGCCAAGATCTCCGCCGTGGACGCATCCGGCGTGCCCACCGGGTGGGTGGCGGTGGATATGCCCGCTGGTGGGGGCGGAGATGAGTGGGAACTAATCAATACAATTAGCATCACGGAGCCAGTCCACGCAATTGATATCACGATAGATAGCAATGGCGATGCGTTTAGCCTAAAAAAAATCTTCATATATTCTCCGTTGGGGCTAAAGGCGGACGGCAATTCGCAAGTTTTCATCGAGCTGTATTCCGGTGCGTCAACTGCAATGTATTTCAGGTCTATGAACGACGCCATTGAGAAATCCCCTAAAGCACTATTTGCAGAATTTGATGTAGTCGGCAGTTTTTACAGGGAATATTTACTGACATCGACATATCACCTTGAAGATGTTATGTCGCAAAATGTAGGCCTCATGCTCTCCAAGAACAAAGGTCCTATCACAAGAATCAGTATTTCTCTACAATATAACTACGTATTTACAAATGGCGAATTCCAAATATACGGAGTGAGAGAATGAAAATTTACGAAAACGGCATCTACCGTGACATGACGCCGGAAGAAATCGCGGAAATGGAAGAAGCTCGCCTCCGCTACGAGGCGGAAGAAAAGCACCGCCCCCTCTCCACCGAGGAAGTCCAGGCTATGCTCATCCGCCAGCAGGTGAACACCCTAACCGTGGACGATGCAACGGCCCTCCGTATGGCAGCATTCTATCCCGAATGGGAAGGCGGGAAGGCCTACACGGCTGAAAATGGTTGCCCGGTGGGCTATAAGGTAGTCCGGGCCGGGAAGCTCTGGAAACTCCGCCAGGAACACACTTCCCAGGATGACTGGGCGCCCGGCTCTACCGGCACGGAATCCCTCTGGGAGGAAATCTGTGAACAGCACGATGGCACGAAATACGATGCTATCCCCTACAACGGCAATATGGCATTAGAGGCCGGGAAGTATTACACCCAGGACGGCGTATTGTACCGGTGTACCAGGGATACCGGGAATCCCGTATACCATGCCTTGAGTGCGTTGGTGGGAACCTATGTGGAGGTGGTTGAAAATGGCGCTTGAAAAAGTGGTGTACGAGGATAACGTAACGGTTATCACTGCCGCCCAGCTGAATGCTATCCAGGATGAGATTATCCGGGTGGCGGGGAAAATCGACGCTATCGCCGATGGGACGGAGGTGAGCTACTGATGGCAAAGAAGCTCTATGAGGAGGCCAGCGTCCAGGCCATCGCAAATGCCATCCGGGCCAAAAACGGCAGTACGGCCACCTATAAGGTCGCCCAAATGGCCGATGCCGTTTTGGCGATCGCCCCGCTACAGCCTGACGTGGAGGAGTACCCGCAAATGAGCACCACGGTTGCGGCCTATCTGACTGCGGCGGAGGCCGCTTATACGGACGCCAACGGCGGCAGCGTAAGCGTGCTGGACAGCTACACGGGGGCCAGCGGAATCAAGGATGCTCCGCTGGGCAAAGCGCTCACGATGCAGGGGGGAACGCGTTACCAGCAGGATGAGACCACCGGCATCGGGGGGAAGCTCAACAATATCCTGGGAGGAGAATCCGTGATCTACAACGCAGTCCCCGGGCACGTCCTCCGCTACATCGTGAAAGGCAGCGGAGGGGATGTAATCGACAGCGGGCGCGTGAAGCCGACCGGAACAGTTCGCATGATGAAGTTTATCGGCTATGTGAAAAACTGCCGGGACCTCGGTGGATGGGCATGTGACGGAGGCACCGTCAGGTATGGGCGGATGTATCGTTGCGCCGCACCGGGTGCAGCGGAATCCGCAGATGCCAATATCGCCCAAAATGCAAATATCCGCTACCACTTTGATCTGCGGGATAACGCGTCTCTGGAAAGCTCCCCGTTTGGGAGCGAGGTGTATTACAAGCGGTATCCCCTGTCGGCCTATTACAGCGACCTCGTTGACCTGACGAAATCCCATTACGCAGAGATGGCCGCACTTCTGCGGGCGGTGTTCGATGTGGTCATCCACGGGAACGGGGTGATCTATCACTGCTCACTGGGGCGGGACAGAACGGGGACCCTGTCGTTCATCCTGCTTGCGCTGCTTGGTGTTTCCAGAAAGCACGTGGACATGGACTATGAGCTTTCGGGCTTTTCCTCTCTCTCAGATGCCGGAACGCCGCAGAAGCGGACCTCGGCCAACTACACCGGCCTGGCCAATTATTTCGCGTCATTCGGAAAGTCCTCCCTCCGGGATAATGTCGTGAAGTGGGCATTGAAAGCCGGATTGACGATCGACGAGCTGAACGCATACCGTTCAGCAGCCATAAACGGAACGCCCGCCGCGCTGAATGCCTCCGACTACGTTACGCAGTATACTCTGACGCAGCATCTGACGGACTGCACAAGCAATGCTGCGGGGACGGAAATCAGCGAAGGCGCGGCGCTCAGCGTCACGATTACCCCCAATGCCGGGAAGAAGCTCGGCAGCATCTCGGTCACCATGGGCGGCACAGATATCACGGTCACGGCGGTGTCCGGCAGCACCGTCCATATTGCAAGCGTGACCGGGAACGTCGTTATCACGGCTGTGGCGACTGCGGCGTATACAAATCAGATCCCCATTTCGACGGACGCCGGCGGGGCGGTATTCAACGGCGTCGGATACCAGCAGGGATACCGGCTGAGCAGCTCTGGTAGCCCGTCCCCGCAAGCATCGACATACATTACCGGATTCATCCCGGTCCATTCCGGGGACACGGTACGATTTGAGGGGATGAACCTGAAGGAAGGGTCGGCCGCTATCAACGAACAACGTATCGCGTTTTATGATGCGAACAAGGCGGTGATAGCAGCCCCGTACTGGAAGGATACTGGAACGAATACCATGTCGGGCGGGTATCTTGCCAGCCTCACGGTTCCGGCCTATTCCGGCAAGACGGTGGCCTTTGCCCGATTCGGGTGCTACTGGATAGATTCGCATTCGATCATTACGGTAAATGAGGAGATCGGGTAAGTCTGACGATGAATCAGCCGCCCAAGGCGGCAGGAAAGGAGATTTTACATGAAGGAAAACACGATCAAGGCCGCGCTGGCGGCTGCGCTGGGGGCGCTGTGCGCTTACGGCATTCAGCTGCTGGTGCCGGTGCTGGTGCTGGTGGTGGTGATGCTGCTGGACTACGCCACGGGCATGACCAAGGCATGGAACGCCGGGGAACTGTCCTCCCGGGTGGGCCTGCGGGGCATCCTGAAGAAGGTGGGCTACTTGGTCATCGTCACCGTGGCCGCTGTGGTAGACTGGCTGCTGCGCTACGGAGCCGACACCCTGGGCTGGGACTGGCCGGTGGAGTTCCTGTTTGCCAGCATCGTCATCATCTGGCTGGTCATCAACGAGCTGCTGTCCATCCTGGAGAACGTTTCGGCCATTGGCGCACCGGTGCCGGGCTTTTTGCAGGCCCTGCTAAAAAAGCTGAAGGTACACACCGAGGACACGGCAGAGGAGAACCTGCCGGGAGAGGAGAATAGCGATGAGTAAGAAGGTCTACATCAGCCCCAGCGACCAGGTGAGCAACGCTTACGCCTGGGGCAACACCAACGAGCACGTCCAGTGCCAGAAGATCGCCGAAGCGGAGGCGGCAGCCCTGCGCCGCAGCGGCGTGGAGGTGAAGCTGGCTGCCTTCGGCACCACCATGGCCCAGCGCTGCGCCGAGTCCGACGCCTGGGGCGCGGACATCCACAACTGCGTCCACACCAACGCCTGCAACGGCAAGGTCATGGGCACCCGGCTGTTCTGCTACGCCATCCCCGGCAAGGGGTACAATGCATGCAAGGCGGTGTTTGCGGAGCTGGCCCCGCTGTCCCCGGGCACGTCCGAGAACATCCAGGCCAATTCCCGGCTGTACGAGGTGCGCGTGCCCGACGCGCCCAGTGTGTACTGCGAGTGCGAGTTTCACGACACCGCCGAGGGTGCCAAGTGGATCGTGGAGCACACCACGGACATCGGTGAAGCCATCGCCAAGGGCCTGTGCGAGTATCTGGGCGCGGCCTATGTCCCGGCCGGGCAGGAGGCCCCCAAGCCCGCCGAGCCTGCCCAGGGCGATACCCTGTACCGGGTCCAGGTGGGAGCCTTCGCCGTCCGCGCCAACGCCGAGAAGATGCTGGACCGCCTGAAAAAGGCCGGGTTTACCGGCTTCATCGTGAAGGGAAAGAAGTAATAAACATTCTGGACGGTGGGGAGTGACGTAACGCCGCGCTCCCTGCCCGCGCATTGCGCCCGCACGCCCACGGCTTTTATTTTGCCATGGATAATAGTCGCAAAGCCGTTCGGTACTACATTTCCAACATGGCTCCTAAGAGAGCTTTGGAATTTGTCCAATCTTTCGATTTGCCAGAAGATGAGGAATCGTGCATTATTTTGTGCGATATCCGCCGAAAGTCTTATATCCAAGTTTCCAACGCGCTTCACGTCTCGCCGGAAAGCGTCAAGAGAAACCGCCGCAGGGCATTGTCGAAAATTGTTGACGCGCTGACAAATCAATAGACCTCACTTGGACATGATCGCCCATTCAGAGACCTTTTACAGGCCATCTGAATGGGCGATTTTTTTGTACCATATAGGCAAAGGAGGGCTGGCGATGTACGGATTCAACAACCAATATCAGCAGGGATACGGTGCCCCATACATGGGGCAATACGGGCAAGCATCACAGCAAGCGTGCCAGATCACCAGAGTAAACGGCAGAAACGGGGCAGACGCGTTCCGCATGGCACCTAACAGTTCCATCTTACTCCTGGACGAAAATGACCCGGTTGTGTGGCTCAAGGTCAGCGACGGGGCGGGGTATTGTACTGTTACCCCGTACAGCATTGCTCCGTATCAAGACCCCGCAAAGGTAGATGTTACCAGTTTGGAAGAACGCGTGAAAAGATTGGAGGAAATGCTAAATGCCAAATCCGATGATTCAGATGCTCCAGCAAAACGCAAAAAGCCTGAATAACCCTCTCGCAATGTTGATGGAGTTCCGCAAGTTCGCGGCTGGTATGACCCCGCAGCGGGCAAAGGAACAAGTGGAACAAATGCTGCAATCGGGAAAGATGAACCCGCAGCAGTTCCAGCAGCTCCAGCAGCAAGCCAAGGAGTTTATGAGATTCCTGAAATAAGCCGGTGCGCAACGGTTTATTATAAAAATTTCAAGAAAGGAGTTTTGAAATGGACAATTATTCTCTCTCTGATCTTCGGGCTGCTGTTGATGGCGGCAATGACAATTGGGGCGGCGGCGCGTGGTGGATTATCATCCTGTTCCTTTTCGTCTTTATGGGCGGAGGCTGGGGGATGAACCGGCAAGGCGAATTTGGCCAGTATGCCACCGCTTCGTCTCAACAGGAAATCCTTTTCGGCCAGCAGTTTGGCCAGCTGAATGACCGTCTGACCAACGTGGGCAACGGCATCTGCAACTTGGGATACGAAATGCAGGGCAATGTCGGGCAGTTGGGCAAAGAAATGGCCCTGGCGCAGAACGGTACGAACATGGCCATTATGCAGACCGGAAACAACATCCAGTCTCAGATGTCGGAGTGCTGCTGCACCACGCAGCGGGCTATTGACAGCGTCAACGCCAACATTGACGCCAAGTTTGCTGCCCTGGAGAAATCTCAGCTGGAGGGCCGTATCGCCCAGCTGGAACAGGCCAACAATCAGCTGTTTATCAGGGACCAGCTGTGCGGCGTAGTGCGTTATCCCAACGGATACACCTACAATGCAGGCCCCTCTCCGTTTTGCGGCTGCAATAGCGGCTGCAACAACATCTGATTCCCGGTAAGCGAGATAAAGTGACGCCCTATCCGGCGAGGCATGCGGGGCGGCATTAGTCGCCCCGCTATTTTTGAATGGACAAAAATCAGCCCGATTAGAAAGGAATGATTCTATGAGTAAATCTGCAATCTATACCACTAACACAACCGACGCAACCGTCCCGGTTGACGGCATCATCCCTGTTGGGAATACTACCCGCCGGTACGGCTGCAACATCAAGCAAGACGGCAATGCCATTACACTGTGCGGACAGGGGTATTACCTCGTCAACGTCTCCGGCACCTTGTCTCCCTCGGCGGCTGGAACCGTGTCTATCACCGCGCAAAAGGACGGCGTTCCAATTATCGGAGCGACGGGGGCCCAGACCGCCGCCGACAACGGCACTGTTAATATTGGCATTTCTGCCATCGTCCGCAATGCTTGCGGGTGTGAAAGCTCTATTCTGTCCCTGGTCCTGGGCGGCGTTGCGGCAGTTGTAAACAACATGGCCGTCACCGTCGAGAAGCTGTAAGGGGTGCAACATGAAGGACGACCTGAAAGAATACAAGCAAAAACTGGAAAAAGAACTGTCTGCGTACATGGAACTGCCTGTGTCCGAACGCTCTGCTGCTGCCGTCCGAGGAATGGCGGAGTGCTGGGAACAGGTCGATAAACTCGGTAAATGTATGTGCGGATCCGCTGATTTTTCCAAAGAGGATGCTAAAGCATGGAATACCGACATGAAAAATGATGACGGCACCACCGGCGGGCATTGGACTGTTCAGCAAACCACCCCCCTCGCGGCCAACGCTGGTGTCGTGTTTGCGCACATCACCGAGGATGACTGGAACGTAGCCATGAATATGATGTATTCGGACTACTGCTCCGTGGCGGCAAAGTATGGCGTAAACAAGCCTGAGTTCTTTGCGGATATGGCCAAGGCATTCCTGTTTGACAAGGACGCGAAAGGCCCGAAAGAAAAGCTGTCTGCCTACTACCACGGAATTGCGGCGGTGTAATTTGTTAGTAACCAGTTAGTAACTGACGCGGGATATAACGGGATTTTGCAATTTCCCACGCCAAAATATCCGCATACCTCTGTTAAATCCCGCATAATGCCGCACAATACCGAATGTTTGCTATTGGGCTATAATTGACGTGCATGGGGTCACAGGTTCGAGTCCTGTACCGCGCACCAAGAAAGTCCCAGTTTCATGTGAAACTGGGACTTTTTCTTTGCTTTTACCGCCAAAAAGTTCCGCCATTCTATAGCCTGCTTTTTCTTGTTAGTAACGTGTTAGTAACACGCTATTTTTTATCAGCCGTGTCTACAGCTGCAATCAGCTCAGAAATGTCTGTGTGGACATAAATATTTGCCGTTGTAGAATAGTCGGCGTGTCCCAATATTTTTTGTAAAATCTCCGTGGCCATGCCTGATCTTCTGGCCCAGCTGGCGTAGGTGTGCCGTGTGGCATGCGGGGTTTTCCGCTCGATTTTGAGCTTTTCCAGTAACGGGTAGTAGTCTCGCCGTCGGAAATTTGCCGGTACCTGCTGGCCAGTATAGCCGGACAGCAAAAGCGCACCCTTTGCTCTGGCGGCGAAGTATGCAAAGTATGCCCGGCCCTCCGGCCTGATGGGGATGGCCCGGTTGCGCCCGGCGGTGGTCTTCTCTCCCCCAATGACATAGGTTTCGTGATAGTCGGCCAGCGGGAGACCGAAAAGCTCCCCGATTCTCATGCCCGTGTAAATCAGCATCAGGATAATTTTTGCGGTGTCGCTTCCGTTTTTCTCCAGTTTCTCAATGTCTGCGTCAGAAAAGATTTCCTTTTCTTTTTTTACGTTTTCTGGCAGATGGATAAATTTTGCAAAGCTTGTTGTGGCAATTTCTTCCCGGATGGCCCATGCGGACATTTGCGTAACAAGCTGCTTGTACTTGCTGCATGTGCTGTGGGATTTATCCGCATATTTGTCCATGACCACCTGGAAGTCTGCTGTCCGCAAGCTGCGGAATCTTGCATCGTGGAGCGGCTGGAACACGTCAAAGGCCCGGTTATATGACTCCACCCCACGGGGGCCTATTTCCTTATAATGTTCCTCTTTCCAGGCTTCAAATACTTCCCTGAAGGTCATATTATACCGCTCTGTCAAATCCTTCCCCGCCAAGCGCTCCAGAGACTCCAGCGCGTCTTTTCGCGTGGGGTAATATCCTATAATCACCTTACTTTTTGCCGCCACCCACGGGCGGCTCCTTCGGCCTTGCAGTTTATAAACCGTGCCGGATCCGTTGGGCCTCTTGATGGCCCTGCGGGATTGTTTGGATTGCCGCTTTCCGCATGCCGGGCAAAACAGAGCACCATCCGGCAAAACTCCACCGCACTTAACGCAGTTCATTGTATCCTCCTTTATATTGTGACATGGCCGCCCCATGTGGGACGGCCTTTTTTCATACTTTTTTGCGCAGGGCCATAGAGATGATGACCGATGAGGCTATTACCGCAGTGGCTGCTACGGCAATAACAAACCACGCCACGGCGGTGGGCTGTCCGTTGCGGATGAGCCCCTGGGCCGTTATTTGCGAGTCAATAAACAGGTACGCCACCAGGCACATGGCCAGTACGGCGCACATACCAAGCAGGACGAAGATGACCGGCTTGCGAGTGCGCATTTGGTCCTTCTGCATGGCGTTTACTTCTTCCAGCCTTTTTACGTTACCGGACAAATGCGCGTTTTCCAGCTCCAGCTGGTGTATCCTGGCCTGCATAGATTCCGGGTGGTCCACTGGCTTGCCCAGCCCGAACAGTTCATCCAGAGACAGATCCAGCACCATGCACATGGCAACCGAGTTGTAGAGCTTCGGGTCCATTTGCGATCCGTCCAGGAGCTTTGACACGGCGGACTTTGACACGCCGGACAGATCCACGATGTCGTTGATGGTGTACCTTTTTTTTTCCTTTGCCTCGCGAATCCTTTTTGGGTATTGCTCAATGTTTCCCGCAATTTCCTGCAACGCAGACATAGTTATTCGCCTCCATAAAGTAGATTTCACCTGTGGCGGGACAGAATCTCAAATGCGGGGACCATTTGCCCTACATCGGTCGCACGGTTCCCCGGATTGCACGTGGACAGGGTTTCGCGGCACTGCTATGCTTAAATCGTAGCAGACGACAGCCTGATGGGCTATCTGCTATATCGGCCCTGCCGCCCGGTGCGGGGGCGACAGGGCCAACATAACCCAAAATTTATCCCTTTGTTGCCTATTATAGGGCAACGCGGTATGCAATATTTGTCCTATTTGGGGGAATAGGTAGAAATATTTTTTTACGAGGGGGAAATATATCGTGTGTTTTTGCGAAAAGTATGATATAATAGAACAAATGGACGAGTGCAGCAAGCGGGAACTATTCATAGCCGCCGTCCAGACACTCACACAGGAAGAACAAAGACGATTATGGAAGGAGTTAGAAAAACATGGAATTATCAAGAGCGAAGGTGCTGGTCGCGTCTGACGGGGAAAAGACATTCGCCATCGTGAATGGCTTGTTGCTGGTATGTTCAAAATTTGAAATTCGCGCCGACGCTATTGCTGGCGTTCGCGTGAGCTTTTCCGATTCGCTTCTCACGCCGGACCTGTACAAGTGGAGCGATTTCGTGGATTTCGTGCAGAATAAACTGGGGTATAACCTGACATCAGGCCCAGAGGCGGACTAATTCGGGGTCCTGATCCCTCATGAAGGAAACGCCTTGTTCTGTCAGGATGAACCCGTTCAGAATGGAGTATTCCGTATACCCTGCGGCGCTCAATTCCGGCAAAGCGGCCTTTACATAATCGGGGCCGTCCATGAAGAATACAGCGTTCGGCCCGCTTTTCCCATACTCTCGGCGCTGGCAATAGTCTTGATAGATTGTTGCCAGCGCTTTTTTTGCGTTAGTGCTCAGTTCTCTCATCTTCTGCTATCCTCTCCGCTTGTATTTTCAACAGTTCCCGCAAGGCCAGATTCAAATCTCCGTTTGACATCGTCCGGGCTTTCTTTATCCACTCATCTACGTTTAGCGCTTCGCCATCGGCGGGACGCTCTTTTTTTATGGCCGGATCATCGGTTTTACCCTCCAGCCACTCCACAGAAACATTGTATGTGCTTGCGATTTGATGGAGCTTCTTGGTATACGAAACGCTTGAACCATTTTCCCACATGGAGACGATGGAACCGTCGTTATACCCAATGCTTTTTGCGAATTTGGCTTTCTCCCCGTGAACATATTTCCCAGACTTATCTTTCGGGATAAGGCTCAACACTCTTTCCAGCACAATATCCATTTTCGAAACCTCAAATTTGTAAGATTTGCCGAAAGTTAAATTTCTTCAAGATTACTATTGCAAACTTGAAGTTCCTGAGGTATCATATAGGCAAGCCCCAGAAAAAAGAGTACAAAAACACCAGCCCCCCATAACAGCGGCTTTAACAATTTCTTTTGGCAGAGTCATTGTAACGCGGTTTGGGCGGCGTGTCAAGTATGAAGTCTCACATTTGTGAGGTTCGGGGCAATGACTGCGGCGGGGATAGAAAAACCGCCTGCGGGCTGTTTCCGCAGACGGTATTCCCCCAAATTTGTTCACCAGAACACCCTTGCAACCTTCCGCACTGTCGGCGTGAGTTTGATACCTGCTTCACTGCATGACCCGATAGTGGCAAGCTGCGTTTTTTTACACGCTTCACTGCGTGGACGCTTGCCGGTTCTACGAGAGGTACACGATGAAACAGCCGTGCTTCTTGGGGGTGCCGCTCACTTTTGCGGGATGGGTTCCGCAAAGCCCATTTGCATCACGCCGTGTCCCCACGGTCTGGAACGGGCAAGGTCAAAAGTTTGGTCAAAAGGCCACCTCCTTTGATTTTGCCACAAGGGCTATCGAAAGGGTACCACATTTCCCCGCCGCAGTCAATGAAAACTCACACATTTAGAGAGGAGGCAGACGCATTTGACGCTGAGAGAACTCCGGGAGAATGCCGGAGTAACCCGGGCACAGGTCAGCAAGAAACTGAATGTTGACCTGTCCTGTTTGTCCCACTGGGAGGTGGGCGACTGGAAACCCGGGCGGAAGTATCACAAGGCGCTGGCCAAACTGTACGGATGTACGGTACAGGCCATTCAGGACGCCGCCGCACCGGCGGAGAAGTAAGAAAGGAGGACAAGTAAGTGATAAATTGGATAATCTTGGGCGTGGTCTTGGCCGGTGTCTGCGCGGTGGCGGTCGTGCTTGAGTGCAGCGAATCCTACGGATGGACACTCGTGATCGGTGTTGTATCCGGTTTCGTAGCAGTCGTAATTCTGCTGGCCTGCCCGATCGCACGTATCTCGCACAACTCCGATTGCAGCGTGTTCGCACAGCAAAAAGCTTACATCGAATCCCATATTGCGGAGAACGCAGTAGAGGACGCGGCGCTTACCGCCAAGAAGATCGAGCTGAACGACTGGCTTTTTGCGGCTCAGCACAGCAAGGCCCGCTATGGCTCCTGGTCCCTGTACCCGGATGCGGTGATGGGCCTGGAACCGATTGAATAACAAAAATGCCCCGCCAGGCGGCAACCTGACGGGGCGGCGGAGAAGCATTGGCAAGGATTCTCCACGGGTATTATACCACACCCGCGAAGCAATTGCAAGGAGGAAAGTATGGTAAAAACTATGACAATCGACGAGGCCGCAAAGTATCTGCGGGAAAACGGAGTAAAAATCTCCAAAGAGACACTTTCCGGCGGGATTCAGGCTGAAAAACTGCCGTTCGGTTTGTGCATCGAGACCGGCCGGAGCCGGGTGTTTATGATTTTCAAGCGACTGGTGGACAAGTGGCTTGAGGAAAGGGAGGAACTCTGATGAAAGCTTACAAGGGGTTCGACAAGCGCCTGAGATGCCGTGGTTTTCAGTATGAGGTAGGCAAAGAATATCAGGAGCCGGAAGCGTCTCTGTGCCGCAATGGATTCCACGCCTGTGAAAATCCGCTGGATACGTTCCGGTACTACCCACCAACGGATTCTCGCTATTGCGAGGTGGAGATCGATGACAACGGCCAGCGCAACAGCGAAGACTCCAAGGTATGCGGCGAGAAAATCAAGATCGTCTCGGAAATCGTGCTGGATGCCGTGATCAAGGCCGGGGCGCAGTTCATCTTTGAGATGTGCAAGGGATCCGCTGAAGATCATGCATCTGGACGGAGTGGCAACGCCGCCGCTTCTGGCGAGAGGGGCAACGCCGCCGCTTCTGGCGAGAGTGGCAACGCCGCCGCTTCTGGCTGGAGTGGCAACGCCGCCGCTTCTGGCGAGAGTGGCAACGCCGCCGCTTCTGGCGTGAGTGGCAACGCCGCCGCTTCTGGCGTGAGTGGCAACGCCGCCGCTTCTGGCGAGAGTGGCAACGCCGCCGCTTCTGGCGTGAGTGGCAAC